CTCGGGATGGTGCTATGCGCTCGCTATATTTGTTTTCGCTCCTGCTGTTCGCTCCCGTTGTTGGCGCGCAGTCGATCTCACAAGAGGCAGGTAAAGAGGTCGGACGATTCGGCAAGGGGGTTGCGCAGTCGATCATGGATCTTCAACCGCACTGGGAAACCATTGAGCCCAGGTCGAAGGAAGAATGCCTTAAGGAATCCGGCGGCGTACTCGACAACCGCTTCGTCCGGTGCCGAAACGGGCGTCAAGAGTGGGTCCGTTACGACACCGAAGGGCGGCGCAAAGTCTTGCAGGTCCGGGCAATTCCGAACTGAGCATCAGCGCAGAGCCCTCCCGATCTTCCGCAGGTCGGCACGTCCGAAGAATGGCGCTGCCACTTCTCGCAGCATGCGGCCGCTGGCGGCCGCACCATCCTTGCTGTTCCGGTCGATCAAGCGCAGGGCCTCGGCCAGCATCGCGCGGGCCTTCTTCATCGGGTCGGCGGCACGCTTCATGCGCTCGGCCAGTCGGCCCGTCATGTCGTCCAGCGCAAGCGCCAGCTGGCGGGCGAGGAATTCAGCGGATTTTCTCAGTGCCTTCGGGATCATGGTCTTTTCTCCTACCGGGTTCCTAGATCCGGAGCCGATCGTTTGATCCTCTCCGTTTGTCGCATCTCTGGCTTAGTCCTTCCGTACTTCCTGAGTCCGTCGCCGTGAGCGTGGGGGCGGCCTGTCATGGCGGAACGTCAAGGGCGGGCCTGCCCGTGCACTTCACCCTTGATGGGCCGACAGGACAGGCCGACAACAAAGCGAAGGCGACGGATGAAGGGGGTGCGGAAGGGCGGCGGGATCTGCGACGGACGGGGAGCCCGCCGGGAGGCCCTCACGGCGTAGCCGTCTGTATAGTTTTGAGCTTTTATGCTTCCGCCGTGGTCTGCTGAGCTCCGCCGTTTGTACTGGTTCTTGCGTGCTGCTCGGCACCTTTCGAGCCCATCTCCGCGGACTTGGCATAGGCGCATCAGACAAGAAAAAAGCCGCCTATTGGCGGCTGGTGTGTGTCCATTTTATCTCCATCGTGTGTGTCGGTATCTGGCTACTCCTAACCGAAACGCAAGAATTCCATTGGCATGTAAAGGCTGCGAAGAATGCGCCTCACTGCGCGCCTAACTTTACATAACACAAATCCCTCGCCTGCTGTTTTCAGCACTGGCGCGGCATTTGCGGGCGAGGGTGTCGCTGTCAAAATGACACCTGCGGATAGTGCAATGCATATTGCATGCTGCGCGTAAGTTGCGAGGATTGCGCGCCTTTCCGGCTTCTTCTCGGTTACAAGTTCTGAGGCTGCGATCACTTCCGCGGGATTTGCTCCGATCAGTTCGGCAAGTTGAAAGCAGGCCGCGATCGGAAGGCCCTTCCGTTTTGCGTCTGTGATCTGGTTTGGGCGAAGGTCGAGCGCTTCCGCCAGGTGAGTCCGGCTCCCTGTGACACGGACGCCTCGCTCAATCAGTTCGGATAATTCCATGTCTTGCCTCTTGACACTCCAAACGGAATGCTGTTAACGTTCGATCAATCCGTTTGGAGTGTCACTCGGAAACGAGTGCGTGAACAGAATAGCGGCCTCTGGTGCCGCGATCAACGTCAAGGGGTTCTCGTGCGTCTCCGTCGTCCCGAAATGTTGCCTAGTGAGTTGGAAGCGTCAGCGCGTCTGACTGAGGCGGACTTCGCCCGTATTCATGCGGCGGGTCCGCGGACGGTCGCGCGGGACGCTTGCGGCACGGGCGACCGTCCGCGGATGCCCCCCACAGTAAAACGGGGGGAACATCGGTGGGGGGAACCGATCATCACGAATCAGTACGTTGAACTGGTTACGTCGGATGGCAAGGTCAAGCAGGTTGTAAAGCGTACTGGTCTCAATGGCGCATCAGCATTCATCGACTGGGTGAATTTCACCTGTCATGAAACGACATTGACGAACCTTGGTGCAGGGATGGGCATCACGGATTTCGACATCGTGTCGAAGTTTTCTGAGGCGCTTCATGGTGTTCTCGGTTACGGCATCACTCGTCAGTGCGCTCGCGGTCGTAACTTTTACGATAGGTCGTATGAGCTTGGCGAAGGTTTCGGCTTCGTCTGCCATGGGGGTCAGCGGAGCACGATCCTCGTAATGATCAACGGCTCGGGCATTGCTGCCGCTACGCCTGGCTGGCAATACAGGCTTAAGCACTTCCTCGAATGCATCGCCGTCAATCCGCGCCTGACGCGCGTCGATGTGGCGCATGACTGCTATGAGGGCGAATACACCGTCGATCAGGCAGACGCCGATTACGACGATGGGGGTTTTCGCCTGCCGAAGTCCCCGACGAACCCCGAGTGCGAGCATCGGGGCAATTGGAAGCGGATCAACGGCAAGGGTCGTTCGTTCTATGTCGGCCTTCGGACCTCAGGGAAGTTCCTGCGCGTGTACGAAAAGGGCAAGCAGCTGGGCGATCCGCGCTCGGAATGGGTCCGCGTGGAACTCGAACTCAAGTCCGTCGACAGGGTGATTCCGTTTGACATCCTCGTGAATCCGGGCTGCTACCTCGCGGGTGCGTATCCGGCGCTCAACTGGATCAACGAGAAAGAGCAGACCCGAATCCGCACGATCCGGGAAGAAAAGGTCTGCATTAAGGCTCAGAAAGAGGACTGGATTAAGCGTGTCGCCGGTGCCGATCTGGCATTGCTGGTTGATCTTGAGCAGGGCGAAACGCCGGAAGTCCGCGCGCTCAATCTCATCCGTCGTTTGCAAGATGAAAGCCGTCTGCCTAAGTGGGCGGTCATTCCTTCTGCCGATCTTTGCATCGGCTTCATCCATGACGCTGCATCAGGGTCCGGTGCGGGCAACGTCACTCCTACGGACCATTTTGAAAGGGTACTTGAGGCATGAAATTCACCACGAAGGCGACCATTACCGGCGCAAAGATGTTCAAGGATTCCATTGATGGTCAGGCTTTCGACCAGACTACGCTCTATGTCCAGATGGGCCTTGATGAAACGAAGGGCACCGCGAAGGGCTTTGCTACTCAGGCGCTCGGCTGGGGCACGTCGGACGAGTATCACAAGATCAAGCATCTGCCTTTCCCGTTCGAGGCGGAAATTGAAATGGAACTGGTCACGACCGGTAAGCAGCAAAAACAGCGAGTCGTCGGCCTCAAGCCTATTGCCCAGGTGAAAGGGGCTGCGTGATGGCTGTGCGTTCGGCCTTTGTGATTCAGGACAGGCGGACCGGTCTTTTCCTCGCTGAGGATTTGTGGTTCGTGGTGTCGTTCGGGAAGGCCGGACGTCTGCACGACATCGACGAAGCGCTTGATACCGCGTTCGATAACTTCGATCCGGGTGAGTTCGAGATTCATGAATTCCTCGAACGGGAGCCTTCGTAAATGACCATCTGCGTTCAGGTCGATACCGACGGCACGATTTACGCCGTCCAGCCGCAGCCGGTGGAAGTGTCGGCCTGTTCCTATGTACTCGTCAGCGGCGATGCGGCGCTTAACTCGCCCTTCGCCCTGACATCAGAGCAAGGCGCACAAGTCGGCGGGGCGGTCCTGCTGGTTTGGGCGGTTGCATATGTGTTCCGGGTTCTTGCCCGGGTTCTTAACGTCGATGAAAAAGGGGATTCGACATGAAGCAAGTCCGCAACTTCGCACTGGGCGCTCTGGCGCTCGTTCCTGCTGTCTCGTTCGCTGCCGTGGATGTGGCTGAAGTCGTGACCGAGATTGAAGGCGCTGCAACGCCGATCGCTGCGATCGGTGCCGCCGTCCTGCTGGTCTTGGTCGGCATCAAGGTTTTCAAGTGGGTGCGCCGCGCGATGTAATCGCGCACCACTCGAACGCCGGGGGCGGGCTTCGGCTCGCCCTTTTTCACGTCAGGGGGTCGGAAATGGGAATGTGGGTGTTGCTTTGCTATATGGGGGCAGCATGGCTGATTTTCAGCGACTGATGCGCAATCTGCTTTACTTCGTCGTCGGCGTTTTGCTATCGACCGTCTCCGTTTTTGCTATGGCCGATGACTATCCGGCCCCATACGGCAATAACGGCGTGGTCGGGGAGTGTGGATCCAATTCAGGCGGCACGGCGGGACTATGTTCGTGCACTCGTTTTCACAAACCGGATAAACCCGATGATGTTTATACCTACTCGCACATGACGCAAACATCGACGCGGCGCACGCATTACTGCCAAATCCCGCGCGCTTCGGCAGGAAGTTACGTTTCGTACTTTGAGATTAAGTTCTGTCCCGCAGGCGGAACACTTCAAACCTCGACCGGCATGTGTGTGAATGCTCCGCCCTGTTTAGAAGGCGAATCCCGTGACAGCGAAACCGGCCTATGCGAGCCGGAAAAGACGCCGCAAGAGCAATGCGAAGAGGGCGGCGGTCACTGGGGCACGAACCATTCTGCCGGGG